ACCTTCAATCAAATTGTAAGGTGCAGTATTTCTATAAAAACTGGTGCTCCATGTAGACTCTTCTTTAACATCATCCTGAGTCATATCCTTTCTAAGTTTTCCTTTAGTCAATAGATAATCATCTTGATTAGAATATTGAGTAAAGTTAAACTCATCAGGAGTTGATTGATAGTTATCACCTACAAGATATGGGAATGTTGGTAATTTGTAACTATTAAATTGGCCTCCTTGTTCAGCACCCGCATTACTAATAGTTGCAAAATAAGCATACACTCCATTTGGATATTGAGGTGTAATACAGAACCTTCCATTATTTCCATCCAAAACAGTCTCATCTGTTTTTTCTTTAAAGGTGAAATCTTCGACAAAGAATCCTGGTCCAAAAATAGTTAATGGTGGTCTATTTTCCTTAGATGCTGCTTCCTCAACATATCCAGATTTCATCTGAGATACAGATCCACCTTCTTTCTTAACATAACCATAAGGACCATAAATCGGATTTCCATCATATGCCCAACCAATAATTGGAGAATGATCTGGAGACTCAATTTCTTGCCCGTTAACACGTTTTAAGTCGGGTTGACCATATAATGACACTCCCTCTTGATTCGTCGCATACATGCCCTCTCTGAGCTTCCTGGGAGCATATAAATGAGTATACTGAAGTCCATACCCTCTGTTCAATCCATTTACAATAACTCCATCATCAGATGTTATTTGTTCACCTTGATAATACTTTTCAAATAAGTTTATTGTCCATTGCTGAATATTAGAACGGAGCTTTACTTCAGATCCAGGTGAAAGGACATCAATAGTTGTAGAATCTTTAGTATATCCAGCTCCTTTATTAAGAACTTTAACTTCTTCTAAAAGATAAGTAGCAGTTGTTCCAACTCCTACAGTCTTAAGAATAGGAGTTAATACAGCACCAAAACCATCACCATTAATTTGAAAATCTGGTGGAGCAATATAATCTTTACCTTTATTTTTTACATATATCTCAGTAATAGATCCATTATTAATAATAGGAATAACTTCACCTAAAGTTCCTGAAGATAAGGTTACAGCAGGTACTCTATCAAAATTCATTACCTCAGAAGAACCATATCCTACACCTTTATCAATTAAATGAATAGATGTTACTTCTCCTCTGAATATTGGTTGAATCTTAGCTTCAAAAGTTTCTGTTCCTACAGATGTTACTCCTACTTTTCCTTTTACTGTTACACTAATAGGAGGATAATTAAATTGATGAGTTCCTACTCCAATATAAGTAAGATCACGATATTGCTTAGTTCTATAATAGAAATCTTTAGCAGTAGTTCCTACACCAACACTAGTTAATCTAAAATTATCTTTATCAACTACATTAACATAATAATCAGTAGCAGTAGTTAATCCAGTAATATGAGTTCCTGTACATGTATAATTAATAACTTCTCCAGATTTATAATCATGATTTACAATCTCTATTGCATCTGAAGATGTATTAATTCCTGCAGGAACAGCAGTTCTCTTTTTATTTTCATAACCAGATCCACCTTTAATTACATTAATAGATTCTACAATTGATTTTGTAGTAGATGCCTTTATATGCTGCACACCATCACCACGAGCAGTAAGAACAACAGTATTAATTCCTGCTAAAGCACCTGCTTTTGTAGTATGGAGTTGTATTACAGTTCCACCAGTTCCAACTACAGAAGCATAATAAGATGAATTAGTTGTTAGTCCACTAATAACACTCTGACCTCTAGTATCATATATTACCTTTTCACCATTAGAAAATTTATGATATGTTGAGAATCCAATTGTAGATGGTAAAGTTCCTGTTGTTCCCAATCCAACTTTACTAGAATTTGAGAAGAAAGGAACTGAATGTTCTATTGACTGCATATTTACAGCAACAGTTGCACCTTCTCCATTTCCTCCAGTAATTGTTACTACAGGAGTTCCTTCATATCCAAATCCAGGATCTATAAGTCTAATATCTTTAAGAGATCCCCTAACAGCAACACATCCCGTAGCACCTGTTCCAACACTATCCGCAATACGGGTAATAGGAGGATTAATTATATCATAATCTTTTCCTCCTCCAAGGACATCTATACTTTCTAATTCTCCATAATGAACTTTATCATATGACTTATAATTTAAAATTTCTACACCATTTGCCAAAATACCAATAGTTCCTGGAGTAGTTTCATAAATGGTTCCTGTATTAATCGGTGGATTAATTGATCTTACTAGTTTTTGTGACTGTAAGGTTTCTTCATGGAAACTAAATGGTTCAATTCTATTATCAGTTACAATTCCTACATTATCGAGAGATACATAATTTTCAAAATAAAGGTCAGATCTACTCTTTGCAAGTTTAATATTATTTTCATCTACTCTTTTAACAAAATAAAGACCTTCTGAATTGGGGAATAATTCAGATTTAATAACATAATTGTCTAGTCTTGTGCCACTGGTGGGGTCTACATATACATCATTGATTATCTGTGGTGTATAGTAAATTGCATCTCCAGTATAATAACCGTGGTCAAAAATAGGAACACCAACAGGAGTAGTCGCATCTGCAATGATATTAAAAGTATCTCCATCAAAACTTCCATTGAAGATAATTCTATTAGCATTAACACCTAAAGATGAACTATCATATGATGGAATAGATGGAGAAGTAATTAAAAGTTTATCACCTTTTCTTTCTTTATAAACATTCTGAACATCACTTGAATATACAGATGCTTCAGGGAAGTTAAGTGCATTAACTTTTGCAATTTTTCTTTCAATTATATAAGGATTATCATCAAGGTAACGAGTAACATCAATTTCTCCCTGTTCTTTCATAATGAAAGATTTTGATGAAGTAATCTGACTTATAAGAGAGGGGGGATAAGCAGTTCGTGCATCTGCAGATCTAGAAATAACTGCTCTATCACCTACTTTAAATCCATGATCAACATCAGTAAAGACTTCATATGTCCAGTCTGAAACGTCTATCAATCCTAATTGCTTTACTTTATAAGTTGGTGAAACATTGTAGAACCAATTAGCTAATCTATAATCAGTATTACCAACTCCTAAAGTTTTAAGTTTTATACTATCTCCACTTCCATAAAGACAAGCTGCTTTATCATATTCTAAATTATGAATAACAGAAGTAATTCTTACTTCAATAGTTTCGTCTTGATCAAGTACAGACTTTCCGTATGCAAAGGTATTAATACCAACTGACTCTGCACTAGTAATAGTTTTAGCAATTCCTGCTAATCCAAAAAATTGAGTTAAATTTTTAGAAGTATATGAACTTACACCTACAGTGCCATCAACATATTTCCAATGAAGTTCTCCATCTGTTGCAAATCCTACTGTTGAGTCAACATCAAAAGTAGTAGCTCCTGCTGATACTTGTCCAACTATTCTAGTTCTAGGATGAGTATTAAATGTTCCATAAGTAGCACCTTCTACCCTTGAGTCTCTATTATATCCAGCATCTACACTAAACTTATAAAATGTTTCTCCAACACCTACTGATATTTTCTGCACATGGGTTATAGGAGCATATGCCTTCTCTAGATCAGAACCTTTATATTCATCTTGGAATAAAGTAGATAATTCCAAATTCATTGGATCACCTTCAATAGGCTCTACTACAAAATCCCGTGTAATTTTATAGTTTGCATTAGATGGTGTGAAAAGGAAATCACGAGGTCTAATAATATTAACTTTTTCATTATATAAAGATTTAAATAGAATCTCAAATCCCCTATCAGTTCCCTTACTTAAATAAAAGTCTTTTGACTGTTTTAGAAAAACTTCTTGATTTAAATTAGGAGTAAGTTGTCTTCCTTCTAGACCAGGAGTAATCTGATGCTTTGTTTTAGTAAGAAACTCTTTAAGGAAAAGGCAACTTAAATTTTCAATAGTAGATCCTTTAGGATGTACATCAGCCTCTGAAGTTTCAAAAACTAACTCCTCAGAATTGGTAGGACTTCTATAAGAAGTAACACCACTAAATCCTCTAACACATCCAGTAAACCCAAAAGTAGTTATTCCAGTATATGTAATAATTTCATCATTAATTTTCAATAATCCATAAGAATCTGGAAATCCCAAAGTTCCTGTTGGATAATTCTGCATATCAATATCAATCGCATCACTAGAGATGCCTACAGTCGCACCTAACCCAACAGATTCTGTAAGATTGGTTAAATTATCTACTTTTACATATTGATCAATATTATTAACTAGGTCAATTGGACCACCTTGATATTCTTGCCCCTGATAATATGATTTTAAAAATTCAGCAACTAATGGATAATCAGATTTTACATATCCAGGAAGTTGATTCTGAACAATGTTATTAAACTGGACTCTTTTTGTTGTCATTGGATATTTCTATTATCTTAGTAAGTTGACGCTGTAGATGAACTAGGAGCAGAAGCTACACTAGTAGAATTTATATCACTATTACGACCCCCTCCACGAACCAAAGCACCATTAGCATAACTTGAAGAAGTAATATAATTTGAACCAGATGGATCTAAACCAGATGCGATATCATCAACCACAGTTTCAAAGATGCTATTACCTATATCTAGTTGCAAATAAAGATCCTGTAATCCGATAACATCATTAGAAAGAGGACATGCAGATATTTCAATAATAGTTTGTCCATCTTTTACCATACCAGATTGAACATTAATAGGATTGATAGTAATAATTCCACTCTTATAATCTATAGTTCCTACATTTCTTCTAATAATAGTTGGAGTTTGTGACTCTAAAGAAGGAAGAGTGAATAAAAACAGTGATCCATTCAACTTATTGGTATTTGGAATATCTGAAATATAGACATCTTCCATAATTCCAGCTATTTTAAATGCAGATGATTTAATATTATATCCACTCATACTCTTAATATGGAATTCATTTCCAAAACCAATAGAGTATTCTGCGAAGGCATTTAAAACTGCTCTTATATCTCTTCGTATATAAACAGTTGTAATATTGGATGTTATAGATTCATTACTTTGATCGATAAGATTTAAGAACTTACTATACTTAAATCTAGCACCATACTTATTCATATCTGATGAATCAGCATATTTTTCAGCATTATTCTGAACTAGTGTAGAAACATATGCTGCAGAAGGAGCTAAATTGGTGTTAAAATATATTTTTGTATTAACTTCAAGGTAAAGATACTTCAAATCAAGTATTTCTGGAACAATTCCTGCTACAGCATACTTTTTAAGCTTTAATTTTATCTTTTCTTTGATCAAACTTGGTAAAAAGTCACCAGTTCTTGGTTTTATGCTAATAAAGACCTTTCCAAACTGAGGAGGAACTAAATCTTCACCTCCAAAAACAGAAATTGACTCGGTTTCAGGATAAATTCGTGATGGAATCAAAGATTCATAGTCATTTGATGTTACTGCTCTGTTTTGAGACGAATAAATTCTTGGAGCGAACTTTCTAACTGATTCTACCGACTCAATTTCCTCTCCACCCGATGCAGAGAGTCCAGTTGTCATCAAAGAGATGCCAGAACTGATAGTATATGACTGAGTATTACGTGTATACTGAATTCTACCTGCAAAATTAAAAGAACTTAGTCCATTTGCAGAATCTCCAGCAGAAGTGATGTAATCTATTGTAATAAAGTTGCCATCTTCGAGTTCTTTTCCAAAAATTCCATCTCCGAAGAATATTTGATATCTTTCATCTTCAATTTCTTGTAAATAATAAACTTTTGAGTCAGAATTTACATCAAAAAGACTATTTTGAACACTATATTTGGTTTCTGTCGTAGAAGCTTCGTTTGGACGTACAGAAACGGTAATTAAATCAGTATCAACTCCAACATTTGGTAAAATAAACTTCTGATTTGGAACTCTTGATGAATATGTGAATGTTTGAGTTAAAAGTGTGCCTTCAAAAACCTCAACATCGTTAAATTCTGCAATTCCGTTGTAAACTGGGACTGTAATATCTGTTAAAATTGAAAACACAAAGGATTGACCACCAAAAGCAGCACTCGCAGCTGCCACAGGACCTTTCTTAAGGGTTAATGTAGCAGGTGCAGGGTTAATTCCACTCGTATTTACGAAAAATGATACAGTTGCTCTTGCTGCCTGTCTGGGACGGGGTACATAACCAACATTTCTTGCTAATGAAACTATATTTTCTCTTAAAGTTGCTGTGTCAATGAACACCTCATTGGTGATCATGTTGGCATTGTATGATGTAATGTAGGTATTATATGCCAATACGTCTAAAATAGACGAAAGATTAGATCCCTCGAAGTCATAATCAGTGAAATTCGAGTTAGCTTTGAGATAATCTTGTAAAGTTGTCTTAACCTCGTCAAAATCGAGGTTAGAAAAGTTTGCTAATGGCATTTTTATCTATTTGATTGCAAAACAAATTGTAATTCTTGAGGTGGAATTTCAGATCCAATGATTGTATAGGTAATAACTAGGTCAAAAGCGTTGTTATCGTAGTTAGGGAATGCTTCAACATTGTTTAATTCTACTCTAGGTTCATATGTTTCTATGGATTCACGTATTTCATCAACAATAATGGTTGCTGTAATGTCATCTATGTTCTCAAAAAGGGATTCGGTAATCCTTGAACCGAAAGATGGGTTAAAAAACTTCTCTCCAGGTAATGTAAAGACGATATTACGAATAGAACGGGCAATTGCATTCTCATTTTTAAGTGCAATAAGATCTTCATTCAGGGGATTTGCCTGAAATGTCATACTTATGTCCTTAAATCCTTGACTAACCCGTTCTAGAGGCACTATATTACACCAATTATTGTTTATTTATTAAGGATTGTATACTCCTATTCTGTAAGAGTCATTGCATCCACTTCATAGTCCAATCCATCCTCCTCAAAATCACCAAAAATCTCACTTTGGACTAGTTCATCACGTTTTTTAGGTGTAAGACGGTCATAAGATACCTCTCTTAGCATTTTTTTCTTGGAGTTT